TTAAGGATAAAAATGGACTGTTTGTAAGAAGTGGTCATCGTGAGTAATAGGCTTGTTTGTTCAAAATGCGGAAAGCTTTTAGCTGATAGTATAGTTGGAGACATAAAAGTTATACCTTCTACTGATTTTATAATAATCATATCTGCAACTACCTATATTCCTAAAATCCCTGAAATTTGCATAGAATTGCGTTGTAGTAGGTGTAAAAGATATAATAGTATTATAAAAGATGATAGAGGTGATTTTAATGTACGAAGAAGAAGTAGGTCAAAGTCAGTGGAGACAGGATAAAAATGTTTTGAGGCAAGAGCTTATGACTGATGAAGAAATGTACTTTGTTAACTGTGCTATAGATATTTTAAATCATAATGTATCTAGTATGGGAGAGCACTATGCTAATTGGGAAGAAATAGAAAAGTATTATGGTAATAAACAAGAAGATATGATTAAGATGCCTAATAGAAAGATTAATATAATAAATGCTTCTATAGAAGGCATGGTGTCTCAATTAGTAGATAGAGAGATAAGTTGTGTTACGAAAGGGGTAGGACCCGAAGATATGTCTTTTGCTAAAACAGCAGGCATTGGTATTAAATGGATATTAAGACAGAATAAGATAAATAAAAAAGTGGCTATTGCAGAAAGACGAAAGGTTAAGTTTGGTCATTATTGTTATAGGGTATCATTTAATCATAGTTATGCTGGTGGATTTGGGCTATCTGAAATTTATCCTATTCCTTTAAACAAAGTATTTATAGATAATAAAATAAAAGATGAACTCAGGATACAAGAGGCTGAGTATATAGCAGAGACTATATCTTTGGGAAGAGAGTATGCTAAAGAGGTATATGGTTTAGAAAAAGCTAATACTATAGATTATGGATATTTAGAGCATAGGGATAACGGCGTATTTGAGGAGGCTTTTTCTGAGCCTGATGACGAATCAGCTTGGGTACTTATTTTATGGTGGTCCAAATATGAAGGGAAACTTAGGCTTAGGGAATTTTCTGCCTGTGGCGTATTATTATATGATAGCCATAAGCCAGGGACCAGAAAAGATAACCAGATAGATTATGGTTATGAACATAAGTCTTATTATAAATATGTAAATGATTGGTATCCATATTTTTTTAGTACTAAATATCCAGTAGAGGGTGATTTTTATGGTTTTGGGGATGGATGGTTATTACTGCCATTACAAAAAATGATTAATGAGTTTTATGATAAAATTTCGATACAGATGAGGCCTAATTTAATTCTTATCGATAAGCATTCCGGGGTGAATGTAGAAACCTTTGATACTGAGGATTCGTTTTCCCCTGTATTATTTGATGGCGGGGCGGTAGGAGGTGGGCTTCCTGTTCATGTAGCCAGATGGGGTGAAATTGGCCCTGAAATATATAGATTATTAGAAAACATACAGACTGAGGCTCAAAGGGTTATACGGTATTCTAATATTATGACAGGTCAGGGTCAGTCTGCTGATACTGCTACAGAAGCAGCAATCCAGCAACAGCAGGGTAATAGTCATATAAGTTTTGAAAAGGGTAATTCTGAGCTCGTTTTAGCCGATGTGATAAGGTATGCGCTGGGGCTGCAAATGGAGTTTTCTAAAACCGGAAAGTCTTTAAGAATAGCCGATGATAAAGAAGAATATGAATGGGTTGATTTTAGAAACTTTGCTAATATACCAGTTATGATGCCAAGTACTAGTAAGTATCAAAATGATTATAGAGAAAACAATCCTGATGCTGAAATACCTAAATATCAGATATTAGAAGAAAAAGGTAAGGCTGTTACTAAAAATCTAGATTTAGATTTAGAAATATCGATAGGTTCAGGGCTTCCTAAAAATCCAGCATTCTTATGGAGTATGTTGGAGAAATTATCTCAAATGCTTATAGTTGATACAGAAGAAGCGCAGCCTATACCAAAGCCTGCTATAAATTGGAGAGAGTTTAGAGACTTCATGAAGACATTTTTGGGTATCCCAATAAATTCTGATGAAGAAATGAAGAACTATGTAAAAAGATATATGGATGTTCAGGCTCAAAAACTTCAATCTGCTATGCCTGGGACTGGCGGTATATCTACAAGTATGCCTGCTATAAGTCCTGGTGGTCCAGGTGGTAATCAGCCAGCAGAACAGGTTGAAACCATGGGTTTAACAGCTCAGGATAATTTTAATAATCCAGCTGAGTCAGGAGGCGTAAGGCATGGCCCAGGAGGGCAAATTTAGTTTGTATAAAGGGATTTCTATTTGAAGATTTGTATAATCTAGAGGTAAGAGAGTATAGTGCTAAGCATCAGAATGGTTGGTTAAAGAAAGGACCTAAGTAATATGAATGACTATGAGCACAATCAATTTATATGTCATCAATTTGATAATAATAAGCATTTAAAGCATGTACTTACAACGGAAGAGATAACAAAGATGTGTGTTATAGAAGGCCGTTTCCCCTTAACTAAATTGCCTGTTTGTGTTAGGTGTGAAAGATTAGGACTTTGGCATAAAGACGAAATAACTAAAAAGCCTGTAGGTGTATGCAAGGCTTGTGGGACTATTACCCATTCACCTAAGACCTATAGTACTTATTTAGCTCAAGGTATGGATATAGATAAGACAGGAGATAGCTTTAGGCGAATGGCTATAGTAGATAAGAAAAAGGAAGCTTATAAAAGACTTGTATGGCTTCCTGATTTTAGTAGGTTAGAGGAGGAGAGATAAAATATGAGTAAGGTAGATAAATTTAAAGGTGTTTGTAAAGATTTAGCCAAGCTATATGAGGTTAAAAATAAAAGGTATGGTGATTCTTTTAGTAATACTTTTGAAGAACATGGTTTATTAGTATCTTGTGTAAGATTAGAGGATAAATTATCTAGACTTAAGGCTCTTTATAATGATATTTNTTTAGATGATCAAAAAGAAGAATCTATAGAAGATACTTTAAAAGATTTAGCTAATTATGCAATTATGACTCTTATTGAATTGGAGGATAAGACTGATGAAAGATAAAGCTAATAGTATAACTTTACAGGATGTAGAGCAAAAATTATCAAGTATTGAATATAGAAAACATGGAGAGAAAACTATGTCTTGCTTAGTTACTACAGTAGACGGATTTGAGGTATTAGGGGTAGCTTATTGTTTTGACAAGTCCAAATTTGATTTAAAGATCGGTCAGCAATCAAGTTATGAAGATGCCTTAAACCAGTTAAAGCAATTAATAGCTTATAAAGTAAATGCGGATTTAAGAACGTCCGAAGGAAGGAAAAACTTAAAAAATGGGTAAGATAGTAAAATATTATTGTGATAATTGTAATGAGGAAATATCTAATTTACCTATTTATCAAATAAATAAACTAAGATTAGAAGTATTTAATCCTCTTTGTATGGTTATGCCGGAAGCAAACGATGTTATAAAGACGGATTTATACTATTGTAAAGCCTGTATTAAAATAATACAGAAAAAGCTAGGAGTGATTGAAAATGACTCATGAAGATTTTATGGAAGTTTTGAGTAAGTCTGAATCATCTAGGAAACTATATGCAGATCATACTAAAATGAAAATAATAGTATCTACATATGATGATTATAGTAAATATCCTTATCAGTCTACAAAAAACGAGGGGCTTGTAAACCCNCTAGATTTTGGTTTTACTNATANATTTTACGNCGGTAGGTNNTATGTTTTGGCTAAGGTAAAGGATAANCCCTTTTATATGATAATAGATAGGGGATTTAATACTATCGGTCTGTTTTACCCCCACGAGATGTTTAAGGATTGTACTATAACCGAACTTAAATCTTTATGTACAAGATTTAGGAAAAAATTTAATACTACAAGTAAAAAAGAAGAGCTTATATTCTTGTTAACTGGTCGAGAGTTGACAGAACATAAAGAGTGAGAATATAATATAAATATAGTTTAATATTTTTATATTTAAAAATATTCTCACTCCTAATTTCAAAAAAGGAGGGTATATCTTATGGACGAAGAAGAAAGAGATACTAATCTAGACGAAAATCCTAATAATCAAACAGATTCCATAGAGAACAGTGATAACGAAGATAAGGATAATGAAGATTTAGAAAAACCTGATGACGATCAGGATGAACAAGAAGTTACTGGTAGTGATTCCGATAGTACTAATGGTGAAGAAGAATCTGATACAGTACCTTTAAAGACTTATCTTAAATTAAAAGATAAGTATAAAAAGTCAAGGGACCGTCTCGCAGAATTTGAAGATAATCTGCTAGACGAAAAGGCTAAAGACTTTAGAAGCGCTAAATATGAAAAGTTTGTTAAAGCTGGATATAGTGAAGAAGAGGCCAAATTCTTTGCTGACGATGCTTTAGAAACTTATGTTTTGGCAAGAGGCGAAAAGAAGTCTAAAAAGGATGAAGCTATTTCTGAAGAAATAGATGATTTATCATATGATGAATCTTATTCTGATATTAAGGATTATAAGAACGAAATAGTTCTTAAATTAAAGCAGGCTAAACAGTTAGGAATGGAATTAAGTGTTGAAGATGCTTATTTTATGGTATCTAAAACTAGTGCTAGGAAAAAGCATAAAGAAAACACTATAAAAGAAGAAATTAAAGAGTCTTTGCAAAGAAAGAATAATACACAAGGTCAGCCAGTTTCGGCTAGTGGTAAAAGTTCTAGAACTAAACTATTAGCTAAGCTAGATGATTTTGATAAAAAGGCTTTAAGAAATTTACAAAAATATCAACCTGAAAGAAAATGGACAGTTGAAAAATATATAGAAGTAGTTAAAAATCAAGACTAGGTAGGAGATTTGTATATAAGTCTTCTACTATTAGTAGGAAGGAGAGGACTTATATATGGGTACTCCTATAAATATATGTCGGCCAAGGCATGGATACAATGCAGGTTCTGATATATCCAGGATTTTTCCTGGGAGTTCTGATACATTTTATAGTTCTGACATAGGTAGGATTTTATTTAAATCAAGTGATAAAGCTGTACTTGGTACTGGTGGTTCCAGTTTTTCTACATCGTTAATGCTAGGTTTTCTTTATTATGTAGAAGCGGCTGCTTCTTCAAGTGGGTCTTCCGGAGGTAGTACAGTACCAGTCTTATATATGAAATTTAATCCATCAGTTGAATATGCAATTAAATATACTACCCTTGGCAGTACGGTCCATCCGGCTACTACTGACTTAGGTAGATACATTGGATTATCTACTATTGCAACTGTAGCAGGATGTCAATTAGCAATGGGTAATATTGGTAACGAACCGGGTACATCAGATGCTAGGTTCTTAAAGATTACGGGTTATTCTACGAATCGTAGGATGATTTATGGTTATGTTGTTAGAAATTCAAGCGTAATTGCTTGGTAAGGAGGAAATATAATGGCTTATACTATTACAAGTGATATTTCCAGAATGCTCCTTGCCGGGCAAAAGGAAATTTTTACTGATAATATGAAAGTGTATCCTTTAGAGTATCCTAACTATACCACTAGAAAAAAGTCTACTAAAGAGACTGAAACCTATGATAGTATGGGTAATTTAAAGGCAGCTGAAAGAAAATATGAAGGCGGCCCCATAGTTTACGGTAAAGTAACTCAAGCTTACCAAACATCAGTCACTAATCTTACTTGGGCTAATGGATTTGAAGTTACTGTCGAGGCTGTAAAATATGATTTATACGGGGTTGTTAATGATATAAGGGCGATGGAGTTAGCTAGAACGATGAGAGAACTAGAAGAGGAGAACTGTGTGTATTGGTTGGATAATATAGCTAGTGTTAATCTAGCTGATGGTGTGCCTTTAGCTAGTAATTCCCATCCGTTAATTGATTCAGCAGAATTAAATGATACTCTAGCTGATACGGGCTCTATTGCGGACCCGGATGTACATAAGGCTATGATTAACATGTTCTATAAATTTAAAAATCATGCTGGAGGTCCCATGAGAAGTAGGCCTAATAAAGGTACTACCCATTATGTGAACCAGCTTACAGTAGAAGAGGTTTATAGATCAATTAATAAGGCTAATGAATTTTCTAATACTAAAAATACATTGCCTCAAATAAAGTGGTATTATCAAACATACAGGAGTAGTGAGACTGCATTTGAATTATGGGATAGTATGTATCAGCATATTTTATTTCAGGTATTCATGGCTACCTCGTTTGGTGCAGACACAGACAAGATATACACTAAAAATATGTATATGAACGCAGTAGGAATGTATAATACTGGGTGTTTGCCTAATATCGGCGTCGTTCATAACCCAGGAAGCTAATAATTTTAGTGTATATTAGTTAGAGGAGGTGAGATAGCTTTGCCAAAAAATAATTTAGGAACAACACTTTCAACAACTTTTCATGGTTCAAGTGACTATAAATTATTTAGTCCTAATGGCAGATTTTATTTAAGGCATCAGTATGAGGACATAAGCTGGTCTTCGTCAGGACTTGACGTTTCAACAGCTTCAGCCTATGGGATTACGATGGTTACTATGGGAGGGACAGACCCTTCTACAAGTCCGCATGTTATTACTTTAGCTGCTCCAATTGTAGGTTGTGAAAAAACGATAATTATTGGCAGTACAGCTACTTGTATTAATCAGTTATATGTAGATTTAGGCGCAAATGTTAGAGTAGATGGTACATCAGATGCTAGATATATTATATTTAGCAGCTTAGCGGGAGATTATCAATCAATTACTCTGCAGGGTATTTCTACCAGCAGATGGGCTGTTAAATGTCTTAATAGTACAGCTGCTTGGAACGCTGCTACAGGTATTAGAGGTAGTAC